TGGTAGTTCTGGTGCTCCATTTACAACAATGGATAACGTCAACTCCAACGATCCTGGCAGTGGTTTCTACTACATTGACTTTGATGGTAGTGGAGCAGAGCAAACTTATCTCTATAAAGATAGCAATGGAAAGTATTGGTATGCAGTAGCATCTATCACTGATACTACTAATCATGGTCAACAAACTGGTGGTCAGGACTTCTGGTTTGGTAACTGGTCAAATACTACAACAACTGGTAGTGCTTCTAACTTTATGAGTGCAGACTTTAAGTCTCGTCATTATTCATCTGCCACCGCAGATGATGTCCTTATCATGCAAGGTTGGTCTACTTCTGGCACACCATATACAACATCTACTGAAGTTGCATACATCAACGGATGTTTTACTGCTAGAGGTAGAAACATGAGAAACATGTTTACTTCTCACATTTCTCTTGCAAACCATAGTAATATTGGTGGCACAAGAATTAGTGGCATGGTATTCCTTAAAGGTAGTGCTCAGAATTCTGATGCTAGATATAGAGGTAGTAGTGCTGGTGAATTGCAACCAACTAATGAGTGGCATCTATCACCTGCAAACTGCGAAAACTATGCTTTCAGTATGATTAACGCTCTTGGATGTTACTCCTCTGGTTGTAACGTTGAGCACCATGCATGGATTGGTAATGAAAGCACCAACTATTCTGAGCAAAACTTCTCCGAACCAAACTGGTCAGGAGACTGGGGTATTAACAACCCAGGATCAGAAAACTGGATGTATTGGTTATTCTTCTACGCATAAAGAGAAATGTCAAGAATTCAAGTAAACGAAATCAACGGACCGTCAGACAATAATTTTGGCGTAGAATTTGATAGTGGCAGCAACCTTATTATTGGTGGCACATTAAATCTTAGGCAATTTTCTCATTTCAGTATACCTACAGGAAATACTGCTCAACGTCCTAATCCTGCACAGGCAGGAATGATTAGGTTAAATAGTGAATTAAATCAAGTAGAAGTATATAATGGCACTGACTGGCAAAAAGTGCTTGAAGTTGGTGGCACTGCACTGAATGGATCTACAGAAGCACTTGCCGCATCTAGTGTGCAGCAACTATATGATGCTGGTGTAACTGCTGACGGCACATATTGGATGAATCCAGATGGCACTGCTAGAAGATACTTTGTGCCTCTTCAATCAGAACCCTATTATGTTTTGTTTGCAAACTATGGTGGTGGTGCTAATGCATTCTTTAACAATGCAAGCGCATATAGTGGTAATCAACTAGATGATGCTGGTGCAGCAACACCTACTGGTAACTTTGCTGTGAATGGCACATATGGTTACTATAGAAATGCTGGTGGATCTGACTTTAAATATGCAACTGTAGGTAATAGAGGTTTGTCATATCGTTATGTAAAGATGAAATTCCATCTTTACAACTATTACTCCAATGATGGTGTGAATGGTAGAAACTTCCTGAGTATTTCATCTGGTGTTGGTGATGGTATGACCATCATGCGTGATGATTCTGGTGCGGGTGATTCACAACACATCTTCACCTATTACACCGCAATTAGTAATAATGATGGTAACTCATGTCCATCAACAGCAGGAACTCAACCAACATACACTGCAGGTGGTAACAACCCAGGTGGATTCATGGGTAATAGATATACTTGCTTCTCTAGATCTGGATCTGGTTATGCTGCAGAATTTGTAAGAAACTTTACTACTTTGCCTGGTGACAATAGTGGTGGCACTGGTCCTAATGTATTGAATGGCGATGCATTCTTTACTGTTGATCTTGGACAAAACTATAGTAATAATATGCACATTGTTATTCACTCTGACCAGGATAGTGGAAACGAAGACACCTACCTCAAGCGTGGTGTGGTGCTAGTTCGTCCTGCATAAATAAACAAAGGGTAACCTATCGGAATCATAAATGTCACAGTTAAATGTAGATAAAATTGTATCTCTAGCAGGTGGAGCGGGGACCGCTGAGTTTCAACTTGAAGCAAGTGGTAACTTTAACTTCGATAGTGGCACACTATATGTTGATTCTGCTAATAATAGAGTCGGCGTTAACGATGCTACTCCATCTTTTGGACTTGACATCAATGCAACCGATGGTGTTAAGTTACCTGTAGGTACAACAGCAGAAAGACCCGCATCACCTGTAGAGGGTCTTTTCAGATATAACAGCACTGACCGCACATTTGAAGGATATTCACTCAACGCAACTACAAATACTGTAGAGTGGGGTCCTATTGCTGGTGCTGGCGGTGGCACACCTGATCAATCGACAGATCGTTACAGTGAGGATTATTCTGTTGGAGCAATTTTGCGCTCTAATGGTACAGATGCCTACTGGTCATTCGATGGAGAGAATGATACTGGATGGGCAACTGCTAGAATCTGGACTCATGGATATGTTGGTGGTGGATATAGATCATCTTCTCCCTGGAGAAATGTTAATCGCACTGTCCATGCTACTGATACATCTACTGATCTTGGTGACCAGTTGGATAGATCTGGTGCATATATGTCTGGATCTTGGAATGATATCAAACACTTCTTTCACTCGATGGAGAATACCTACAGAGGTTCTTCTAACTATACCTCTGGTTTCAATATGGCAAGTGAATCGGGTATCGCTCACTTGTCACAATGGGATATGACTGTCAACCGTGCATCAATGGGATCACACCAAGATCACATTTTTGGCGGTGGTAATTCTTTCCTTATTGGTGGTGGCAACGGTCGCACAGATGTATTCAACCTGAGTACAGAAAGCATGAGAACATCTGGTTTCCCACCCGACTTTGCGGATGGTGGTGATGACCCCACATGGGGTGGTCATGGTAGACTAAAAGGATGGATGAAACGTAGCGGCACCAGAAGAGGATTTGAGTGGAAGAATGAAAGTTATGTTACATGGGAGCATGGTCCTGGTGGTGATGGTTGGAAGAAATGTCTACCATCTATGCTAGGTCACCTATATTGTGGCACTGGTAATAACAACCAGAATGGTAATGCTAGAATTGATGACATTACTGGTGTCAATACTAGAAACATTGACTTTGGTAGAATGGGTGAGGAAAACTTTGAAATGGGTATGAGAAAGGGTTATTGCTTGGGTAACTATAATGGTTCTCAGAATAATCAAACATTCAAGGTTGATTACTCTACTGATGGTGCTACATACCTAGGAGGGACAGCAGAACCTAAGGGTCACTCTGGTATGTCCTCTGCTCACTGCTCATCTGCTTCTTCGGCAACATCCGCACAAGCATCTTACGACTACGGTACAAACATTCCTAACTTCTGATGGCAAATACTAACGACGTTATTGTTTTAGATCTAGAGCGTTTCCCTAAAGTAGGGGAATGGGGTACCTATGTTGGCAGTGCGTTGGGTCTGCAATTGTATGCTCTAGATGAATCATACTGGGCATATATTCCCAAAGAAGTGCATTATGTTAGACTGAGTGCTAAGGATGCTGACTTTGGGTATCGTTACTGGGGTGAAATTCGTAACGAAAGATCTGCCTATGGTGTTAATGAAGAGGGCACAACCAATAAAGATAAAGAAACAATCGATGAGACTAAGTTTGACATCTCATTGAGAGTTATGAAGCAAGTAACTATACTTGCAATTCAAGAAATTTTTGAGAAAAGAGAGACCCTACTGAGCACTAAATACTCTCACCTGGAGATGGAGACTTGGGCAGATCAATTAGCAGAAGCGAAAGCATATATTGCTGACAATACTGCTGAGGTTAAACTAATTAACCGTCTTGCTGAAGTCCGTGGATTGACACTCGATGAATTTGCTGCTAAAATTGTAGCGAAAGATGATGAGTGGAAGACCGCATGGTATGATCTTGCTGTAAAAGAGCAGGAGTTGATTACCAAGGTCGAAGCATGTAAAAACAATCGTGATGCCAATGTATTCCTAGAGGATTACTTTGGTATTGAAATGACCCAAAAACAATGTCTAGAGTATAACCGTTGCTATGAAGAAGAAGGAACAGGACTCATCCTTAGAAAAGAACCAGTCGTCACAGGAATCAAATTCTGATACTTATGATGTCAATAATCTTCTAGCAGATCTAGAAGATATTGATGCTTGGAATACTGATGAATTCACCACAAAGATGATGCAGTGGTCTGATTCACAGTATTTCCAACAATCCGAATTCCAAAATAGATATTATGTTGTTGGATCTCATGTGACTCCATATAGACAACTGCAACAGGCAGTTATGGAGATTCAGGCGAGATACAATGCCATGCAGAAGATCACCATTCAATACAAACGTTGTCTTAATGACATCGAGCGTGTGAAATGGGAGATGGAAGAAGAGGAGAATGAATTCTACAAGAAAGATAAGCAATACGAGTTGGAATTGCTTCTTGTAGATAAGCAACTGTGGATCAATAAACTAAACCAATCCAAAGATGAAATCACTGGTTTCATGAATATCATCAAGGAAAGGACTGGTGAGGATCCTACTGCGTGCATGAATATCCTTGAAGATAAAGAACTCAAAGAGGCAGAAGAGCACAAGTATTGGATTGCTCGCATGGCAAAACAAGCATCGGTAGATCTCCTAACTACTGGTAGAATCCAAGCAGGTAACTTAGATTCAATGTTGCAAATGTCCCCTGAGGATCAAGCAGCAGTTACAGATCTTGCATTGACATACTCTACTGCTGTCAATCGTAGCGTTGGTGCTATTAAGGAAGCAGCAGAAGATAGGGTAGATAAGATGATGGAAGGTAAACCAATTCAAATGTTTGACACTTCAGGAGTGCTCTCAGATTATGCAGGAAACAACATCACAGACCGCTTGCTTCAGTCTCCCGATAAACCCGAAACTGACTCCTGAGTTTATTGATGATCATTTCATTCCGTTTCTGAATAGAAACAAAGATCTGATCGTTGATCTATACTTTACTTCAAGGATGCCCCCATTCACACAAGATGCGATGGGGGATGTTTTTCGCAGTGAAAAGAATGCAAAGGGTGCAATCTCTAATGCATTGTATATCTCAGAGCAGACAGGTATCCCACTATCTGCCACATTCAATAACATTTGGGTGAGACCAGATCAAAAGAATCTGGATATGTGGATCAATAACTTCAAGTATCTGTGGGATGTTGGCATCAAGATTGTTACTCTGCCACACACATCATGGGTATCAACAGGACAGATTCAACGTCATTTTCCTGGCATTTATATCAAGAATACAATCCTTCGTGAGGTAGTTAAACCCAATGAGATTGTGTCTCTTGCTAGTGCAGGATTCAACTATATCAATCTCGATCGTGACATCATGCGCGATCAAGATGCTCTGCCAATGATTAAGAAGGCAAAGGAATATTGCGCTGAAAAAGGTAATCCCATCAAACTATCATTGCTTGCTAATGAGCATTGTTGGGGTGGTTGTCCTATCATGCCTGAGCATTATCAATATAATTGTACAAGACAGGGCACAGAACCAGAGTATTTCAATACAGAAACCAGTCGTGTCTCATGCTCACGATGGGATCAATATGATGCAGCAAGTGAATTGAAGCAGGCGAATCTCCCTCCCTGGAGAGAAGACTGGGAAGAATTCATGGATGTTATTGATGTATTCAAGATGCATGGTAGAGAGACTGCTGTGCGTCTAAAAGAGTCGATGGATATCATTCAGCGATGGAATGATGGTCAGGAGTTGTTATACCCTGAGTTTGATAAGTATGCTGAAGATATAAACATCAAGGATGCTCCAATCAATATCTGGCGTGACAAGATTAAGACTTGTAAGTTTAACTGCTGGGACTGTAATTACTGTGAGAGTGTCATCGACGCACATTTAAAGAAACAACAACGTGAAATGAATCCACTGATTGATCGTGTCATTCGTGCCATTGATGGTGCTGTAGATAATAACTCCAACTTCAATCCTGAAGGATATGATGTAGTTGGACTGTCATCCAATAAGGTCAGACATCTTATCAATAACCTGTGCAGAGATCCTGATACAGTATATGCTGACGTGGGTACTTACATGGGTAGCACACTCTTTGCTGCTACAATGGGCAATCCAATTAAAGCATATGCCATCGATGATTGGTCTGCTGGTGTAGTCACACCTAAAAGAGCAGACCTTGGTAAAGAGTTTGATGTGGAAGATCCTCAGACTATGTTGATGGCAAACACACAAAGATGGTTTAATGAAGATTCATCTATTGGCATCACAGATAGACCTGTTTGTGATGTAGATTTCAATCCAGAGTTTAGACCTAATGTTATCTTCTATGATGCAGATAACAGACCTAAGCAGATGACTGAGAATCTACAACACCTGCATAGTAATGCTGCTGACTCATACATTCTCGTGATTGATGATGCTAACTTCGATGGAGTTGTTGATGCTACAGATGAATTCTTTGAGGATAAAACTGTAGTATATAAGAGGACTCTTCTTACTGAAGAGTTGGAAGACCACAACGATTGGTGGAATGGAGTGTATATTTTGGTGATTGAGAAACATAAATAATTGAAAATTGCCACAGGATAAATGTCAGATCTAAATGTAGGAACAGTAAATGCTAGTGTGGCATTGTCTGCCGTAGATGCAGATATTACTGGTGTGCTTAAAGTTGGATCTGCAAAACATCCTGATTCTGGTACTGCCAACATCACTATGCACTCGGATGGATCTACAACATTTGGTGGTAGTATTGATGTTGCTGGTAGTTTCTCGCCATTTAATCTCGGAAACAATGTTGTACTAAACGCAGCAAATGCAAACGAGTTTACTATCACTGCTAACAATAATACTGTCTTCAAGTTAGACGCCAGCGGTTATATGACGTTGCCTTATCAACCATATTTCCACGCAAATAGGACTGGACAGGGTGATCAAGGTGGTAACCAGTTTATGTCTTATCCTAACATTGTGCAGAGAAGACCCGATTCAACTGGTTGGTTTGATGGCACATATGCAACTGCTCCTGTTGATGGAGTCTATGCATTTTTCATGCAGAGACTAACACCTAACAACGGTAACGTTGTTGATAACCGTTGGCGTGTCAATGGTGGCGGCGGTGATGCATATGGCGGTGGTTATTCTGGTAACTGGAGTGGTCACAAGCAATGTCAATCACACCTCTGTTTATTCCTAAATGCAGGTGATACTGTTGCAACATACAACATCAATGGTGGCACTACTTGCTGCTCTGTACACAACATCTTTATTGGATTTAAGGTTTCCTAACTATGAAAATTGAAATTGAATTGAGTGATGTAGATATTAGATCACTTCTACATCACATGGTAGATCCTGAAGAATGGATCCAGAATATGGTCAGAAGAAGAATCATGCTTGCACATGATGAGTTGTTGGATTTAGAAACTAGACGTTTAATCGCTGATCCAACAGTAACATCAATTCCAGCAGATTCTAGGGAGATTATTCTCAATGCTGGTTATCCCACCCTTGCTGAAAGAGACGGTGTGGGTCCATGTTGTGATGAGACTGTGCCACAAGAAGAAACTGGCACAGAGGGTTGACCAATCCCTGGGATTTGCCTTATACTAGGTGAGTCCCAAACAAAAGACAATGCAATTCAAACTTACATGCACTGATGAAGATGGCACCATCACTCGCAAAGAGTTTGATGGGATCTTTCTCGATGATGTTATCTCCAAGACTCAAGACTTCCTGCACGGTGTAGGATTTGTCTTCGATGAATTGGGTGTGATTCGTGATGCTCAGGAGGAAGAAGAGGTAGATGCTGCATCTATTCTCGATGAAATTACCAATGCAGAATCACCTGATGATCTGAAGACGATTGCTTCTTATTACAAGCAATACCGTCACACAGACTGATACATATTATTGTAGTTTAACTTTCATTCAGACACAAACTCATGGGTAAGACTTTCCGACGTGGTGGAAGCGAGCGAGGATATTACTCGCCTGGCAAATCTCTTCGCGATAAGCGTCAACGTGGTGGATCAAATCGGAGCATCTCTGATTATGAAGAATCCTACACTCAGAAGAAAAACTCTAAGTCCAAAGGTAAATATAATCAAGACTTTAACTCAGAAGAATACTGATAGGAGGACACCATGGACGAAGACATGATTCAACTTCAAGATGATTCTGACGAAATCGAAGAAGAATATGAAGATATTGAGTTTGATGATGAATCTGCGGTAGACTACGACCTGGACTACACTGTGCAATACTAGTATGGACAACGAGAGTAAACAAGACAAGATCAATCGTGGTCTTGATCTATTCATCGAATCGGTGCTAAAACCAGATCCTGCATTGCGTCAGTGTGCCCACAATCAGAAGTGTTATCACGAACTCATGGAGATTCGTGAGCAAGTTCTACAATACCTTCCGTCGCTTCGTCAACCATGACCTCCATGCCACATTCTGCCTTGCTTAACTCTGATCAGAAACAATTAGTCAGGGAATGTATTTTCCTGTATGTCAAAGATGTCCAGTCACAGTTTTATGGTAATAAATCTATGACTGCTGCAAAATATGAAGAGGAGATGAAACGTATCTCTGACATCGTGGAAATCCTACACTTGAAGAATGTCTACACTTGAAACATTTGCCCCCAGTTGGTATTATCATGAGGTCCTAAAATCTACTGAAGTTGTTGGTATCAATGAGACATTCTCAAAGTATATCAACGATGAAAGTAATTTCAGTCAACCACCAGCATGGAATTGCAATGTGCAAACATCATATGGTTGTGACAATGGCACACCTCAGTGGACATTCTTCATGGATACAATCAAACCGTATCTAGAAGATTTCCTAGAAAAAGTGCAATGTGATGCAGTAGAAGTCCTGCCACAAGAAGCATGGGTTAATAAGTATAACCCAGGCGATTCACAGGAAGCACATGATCACTGCACTCCTAATACTAACATCAGCATGGTATATTTTCATCGGTTAAATGCTGATGATAATTGTGACTTTAAGTTTTTCAATCGGGACCATAGTTATTATCGAGTCCAAGGATTATCAGACATCATTGCATTACCCTTTGAGCAAACTACCACACCCGCTGTAAGGCAGGGAAGCATCATATTCTTCCCATCACACTATCCTCACCTAGTATCGCCTCACAGGGGCACACAGACACGGATAACATTCAGCGCAAATTTCTATATCGTACCGAAAGGTTGGAGGGGTTGACAAACCCCTTTTTTCATGGGATAATAAATAACGTTGATGAGGTCCAAGACTTCATCAATTTTTCCACACTTATCTCCATGAGGTAAATTTAAATGAAAATTAGGGATTTATTGTCGAAGTATGCTCTCAGCATACCAAAAACTTTCAGCGGCGAGATGCTGAAAGTATCCGAAATGCACGTTGATGATTTTAAAATCAACGAGTTGTATCAAAGACACATTTCACCTGCATATATTCGTAAGGGAGGTCCACTAAACCTCACGTTACTTACACCTATTGTTGTGTGTCTGCGCCCAGATCATTTGGGTGAAGATTCTGGTTATTATGTTGTAGATGGGCAACATCGTTGCTGGAGAGTTATTCATAGTGACTACACTGGTAAGGTCCCAGTGCAAATCTACGAACATAAACAGGATGCCACTCTTGAAGACTGTGTGCGTATTGAAGCAGCATTGTTTCTTGTCCTGAATACAAATCAAAAGAAAACTAGCAAGATTGATGAGATCCGTGCAGGCATCTATTGCGATGATCCTGAAGCACTTCACACGCTAGATATGATGGAAATGCTTCATCTTGTTTGTGATAACTTTGGATCGTCACATGATGATGCTCGTGAAGTTTCTGTCTTCACTCACTTTTATCTGATGGCAACCAAAGATTATCCAAAGCAATCTGCAAAAATTCTTGCTGGGTATCATCTTCTGAATCAACTATATCCTAATGAAACTGTTGTGAAGGGTGATGCACTTCGTGCAATGTGTTTGCTTAGCGAATTTATGCAGGCACTATCTAATGGCAAGCAACAGAGATTCTCTGATTTTATCTATAACGTGTTGCCAAGAGTTAAGACTACTAAGTCACTGACAAAAGGCAGAGCAACCAGTCAATCACCTACATTTATTCTCAACGATATTATTCAAATGTATAATGAATCTCAGGAAACTGAGCATTATCGAATCGGTGAGAAATTGATGGACAAACTATCAAATAAGAATGTGGGCGGCAATCCTCGGTTTGCTCTCCCCAAGGGTGACAGTTGATAAACTGGTCGGGAGGTCTTGACAGACCTCCCCTTTTTGATTATATTGTATTCATACAAAACAAAGCACATGACTCGCACTGCACTCGGCAAAACATATCGTCGCTTGATTCCTGTTGCGCTGAGTATCATGACCAACAAACTGAATAAGATGCTCGCGATTGGTGGCATTGAGGATCTCGATGCCTTCGGTGAAACTGTAAACAAGACTAAGTTTCTTGCTCTGATTGCACCTCACTGCTTTAAATGTGCAGCAGAGCAACTCGGTATCGATTACAAATTTGTGGACGCAAATGGTTATGATACTGAAGTCAAGGTCACTGAGAATGGTCTAGAGGTTGTATGTAAAGTTGAAGATAAGATGTCATTGATGGAGTCAACTGACTCTTTCGCCACTGGTAACAACCACAGCAAAGTGAAGGATTATATTCACTTTGTCATGAAGTTGCAGAATGTGGGTAACATCTTCACCTCCTGTTTTGCTGCTCTGATTGATGTCCCTGCCCTGTCTGAGGGTAGCGGTTGGGACGATACTGTGACCAAGACTGGTAACAACAACAATGGATTCTCCTCTCTTAAAATCCTCAAGCAGGATGCAGATAAGATTGAGGTAATCTATGGTAAAATCCGTAGTGCTCGCAAATATATCCACACTGAATACGAAATCCTCGATGCTTGATATTAACACCACACACCTAATGAGTTGCGTTGATGGTATGCAACTCATGGACGCAGAGAGTGTAGATCTCTGCATTACATCGCCACCATACGATGATCTTAGAACCT